TTCGACATGGCAAAGAAGAAGGTTATTGATCTCGATACCTATTCACGGCTTGACGCATGGGCAATCAGTTTGCACGAAATGTATCGAGCGCTAAGACGCGCTGGGTTCGCAGTCGATTTAGCCCTAAGCATCATTCAAGACCGAGACGCTTACCCTGACTGGATTCTGCCATCGATCCCCGACCGAGTGGATCGCCTACCTTATGAGGATGACGACGAGGATTAAATGAAGCGAATAGTCATAGTGAGCGACCTTCAAGTGCCGTTCCACGATAGACACGCAGTCAAGAATCTAGCCAGTTTCATTAGCAAGTTTAAGCCGCACGAAGTAGTCACAATTGGTGACGAGATTGATTTTAATACGATCAGTAAATGGTCAGAAGGAACGCCTGAAGCCTATGAGCAGACTCTTGGAGATGATCGCGAGGAGGCTATTCAGGTACTTTACGACCTACAAGTAACCCAGATGATTCGGTCTAACCACACAGACCGGCTATATACCCAGATTATGAGGAAGATTCCCTCATTCTTATCTTTGCCAGAACTGAGGTTCGAGAAGTTCATGCGGCTGGATGAACTGGGAATCACCTTCCATCGCAAGCCTTATAACATTGCCCCCGGCTGGATTGCAGTACATGGCGACCATACCCCTATCAAGTCACAAGGGGGTCTTTCAGCCCTTGAGGCCGCCCGTAGGCACGGTAAGAGCGTTATCTCAGGTCATACCCACAGAGCAGGGCGTTCGTCCTTCTCAGAGGCCTCTGGGGGCCGTATAGGGCGTGTTCTGCATGGGGTCGAAGTAGGTAACCTCATGGACTTCTCAAAGGCCAGTTATACGAAAGGCTCTGCAAATTGGCAGTCGGCCTTCGCCATTATGTACGTTGAGGGTAAGAACGTGCAGGTCGATCTGATCTACATCGAGAAAGACGGGACTTTCGTCGTAGCCGGTAAGCGCTATGGACGACCTAGATAACGACCTAGCAAGGTCAATCGATGACTATATAGACGAGGCAGAATCGTTACCGTTTCGTTATAAAAAGTTCGCAGGTCTCAGCCGCAACCCGATGTAATCTTGATCCACCAACAACAAAGGGGGCAAGATGTTCGATCCATCATTAGGCGATTTCATCGTAATGATCATAATGGCAGGGCTATATTTCCACGTTGGCCGCATGGTTGGCATAAGAGTAGGGTATCTTCAAGGACGTAGAGCCGTTCGAGAATACTACGAACAAAAAGAGAAGGTGCGAGTGTGAAAGCAAGTGAAGTCCTACTATCAGCAACTGACATCATTGGAGACCGAGGAAGAATTTATGGTCATCCACGTATCAATCAAACTCGAATCGCATTACGACTCCAACAGATGCTTGAGACTCCAATCTCAGACCATCAAGCGTGTCTGGCGATGGTCGAAGTTAAATTGGCAAGACTGCAAGAGACCGCAGATCACATTGACTCCTACATCGACGCGTGCGCTTACTTGGCATTAGCGTGTGAACTTATTACAGAAAAGGACGAGCAATATGTTTAATCTTGAAGATTATGAAACGGTTGAAGAAAGATTAATTAAGTTTTGGAAGGAGCATCCAGATGGTCAGATTCACACGAAGGTACTTGATTCAGCCGGTGGCCGTTTTATTGTTGAGGCTGCTATATATCGCACAGAGGCGGACGTTCGGCCTTGGACAACGGGCCTTGCCGAAGAAACGGTACAAGGTCGAGGCGTTAATGCGACAAGTGCGTTGGAGAATTGTGAAACTAGCGCTATTGGTCGAGCGCTTGCTAACGCAGGATATGCAACAAAGGGAAAACGAGCGTCACGAGAAGAAATGGTCAAAGTTAATAAAGCAAGCGAAGTCAAGACAACGATTGAAGAAGTAAAAGCCAAGATGGCTGAAACTTCTGGCGAATACATTCCAGTAGTAAAGGAAGACGATCCATGGACTATCAAGCCGGCGACTATGCCGCCCACAATGCAGGAAGCCGTTGCGACGGTGAAAGAAATCATTGGCGGCCAGACCGAGAAGGACATCCCCCGATGCCAGCATGGAGACATGATCTGGAAGACGGGACAGAGTAAGGCTGGTAAGCCGTGGGGTCACTTTAAGTGTCCTTACGCGGTGACTGGAGAACTTACTAGATGCCCGGCTCCTAATGATGTTATTTGGTACGAGATCAATAAAGAGACGGGCGCATGGCAACGACAGAAGGCGAGAATCTAATGGGACGTTTACAATGGATGAACCAAGATGGTGAATGGGAATCATTCCCGACTGAAGATGAAATCTACCGAGCCAAAGAAGTCGTTGAGATTTTAGATACTTTTACGTTTACGACTCGATGCTGCTTATGCAATGAGACAATTCCTTACAAAGACATCAAAGTAAATCTGATCAATAAGTCTTGGTCATGTTCAAAGTGTCACGCGGTCAATGGCCTCACAAAGCCGTAAATACCGAGGATTCTCGACCGAACGCGTGGTCGCTGAGTACCTATCGACTTGGTGGGCTCATGCGGATATCGGACGAGGGGCTGGAAAAGATATAACTCATGTTCCTTTCGACATGGAAGTTAAGGCTAGATCGGCGTTCCAGCCGAAGGCGTGGATCGATCAGGTCACGAAACGGGTAAGTAAAACTGGTGACTTACCTATTGTTACGTGTCGTTTAAATGGTCAGGGGGAGAAGAGTCCACAAGACTACCTTGCCTTTATGCGGCTGGGTGATCTGGTCGATCTATTGCTTAAAGCCGGTTACGGTGATTTTAAGGGTGACAGAGATACACTTGAACCAATGAGATGCAAGATGTGCGGCGCTTGGGCGTTCACCGAAACTTGCAGAATGTGTGAGGTTGATCCAGATGCCAACTTATGAGTTCGAATGCGATAACGAGGACTGCGAAAGCAATGCAAGGATTGAGCATTGGTATTCCATCAGGGAGCCACACGATCTAGAGTGCCCGTTCTGCAATTCACCAATGCATAAGATTTATAGTTCAGTCGGAATCTCCTTTAAGTCCCCGGGTTTTTACAGTACGGATAATCGATGAAAATCGGGAGTCTATGTACCGGCTACGGTGGTTTAGATATCGCGGCTGAGGCGTTCTTTAACGCTGAGACAATCTGGTGCGCTGAGTACGATCAATACGCATCCAAGGTAATCCAAGAACGATTCGGTTATCTCAATTACAAAGACATCAAAGCAATTAACTGGGATGAAGTCCCAGCCGTAGACATTCTCACCGCTGGCTATCCTTGTCAGCCATTCTCAGTAGCAGGCAATAGAAAGGGTAAAGACGATGCAAGACATCTCTGGCCGTATATCAAAGAAGGTATTCGCACACTTAGACCTCGATGGGTCGTTATGGAAAATGTTAAAGGCCACCTCACGCTCGGCTTCGACCAAGTCCTCTATGACCTTGCCGAAATTGGGTATGATGCACGATGGCAAGTTGTACGCGCTGCAGAAGTTGGAGCCCCACACAACCGAGCAAGACTCTTTATTGTTGCCTACCCCTCACACACAGTCGGGACGTACGACGGGCAAATGCAGAAATTGGGGCGCGGATTTACTTCACTCTTTGACATGCACTTGCAAGAGCCGCCGGCGGAATTGGAAGAAGGTCGAGTAAGTCCTCGATTCATTGAGTACATGATGGGTTTACCGGCTGGATGGGTAACCAATGTCAATTTACCAATTCAAGAACAATATAAAATACTTGGTAATGGCGTAGTTCCTCAGCAGGCTTATTACGCACTACAAGAAATTTTAAAAAGTGACGCGCCCATTGATTAGGACTTTCACGGATGTCCTTGACACGTCTGGTACTCTCAGGGCTAGAGCCCATCAAGGGCTCACCCCGAGCCGCTTGCGGATCGCTCGGGGGGTAGCACTCGCTATTGGGATATCTCTATCTATGGCTATGCCAGCAGATGCAAGGGCGAATGACCTAGTCATTAAAGAAGTCAAAGCATTAGCCAAAACAACACTTACTCATAAGCAATATCTATGTCATAACGAGATTGTGTATAGAGAGTCAAGATGGAATTTAAGAGCAATAGGTAATAAAGGCGGCACTAAGCAAGCCTATGGGTTATATCAAATGAAGATGGAAAGTCTTAAGACGGCTGATTATAAGAGGCAGTACTGGAAGTATTGGTACTATGTAGTCCATCGTTATGGAGTTGCAGATATTAAGAGTCAAGATGCTAACTACTGCAAAGCACTCCATCACTTACGCACTAAAGGATGGCAATGAGTAGTCTTAAACGTAGTGGTGGTACTACCAAGTGGAGACGCATTAGACAGACCATCATAGATAGAGATCAATGTTGCCAGATGTGTGGGACAGAAGACCGGCTGACAGTCGATCACATAGTCCCAAGAGTATTGGGTGGTGATGACAATCCATCTAACCTTCAAGTCTTATGCAGTACATGCAATTCATCTAAGGGGGGTAGGTTTTTTGAGAGCGCTAAGACAC